GCACGAGAAGCTTTCGCGCATCATCAAGAACCTGTCCGACGCCCAGGAGCCGCGCCGGCGCTCGATGCTCGTGTGCGCCTCGATGTACGGTGGGAGCGGGAACATCAACGGGCTGCTCGCCATCGGCGGCCGGACCACGTCGACCAGCATCGGCCCGCGCGCGGAGTCGGGCCTGTCCCTGAACGTGACGCGCAACGTCATCGACGCGGCGACGTCGAAGATTGCGGCGAAGGCCAAGCCCCACCTGACGTACGTCACAGAGGGCGGCGATTACGAGAAGCAGCACAACGCCGAGCAGCTCGAGCACGGCGTCGAGGGCGTGTTCTACAAGCTCGACGCGTACGAGCGCTTCAACCGAGCCTTCCGCGATGCGTGCGTGTTCGGCGACGGACCGCTGCGCATCGAGGCGGACCACGACGCGGGCGAGGTGGCCATGTGCCGCCAGCTGCCGGGGCAAATCATCGTCGACGAGGACACGGACCTCTACGACGGCAAGCCGTGCTCCTGGTACTGCCTGACGCCATTCGACAAGTACCGGCTGGCGCACCTGTACCGCGAGGACGAGGACAAGCACCGGGCCATCCTCGAGCTCTCGGACGACCGCAACGCGTTCGGTAGCTTCGGCTTCCAGGGCCAGGGCCTGCAAGTCTACGTGTACGAGGGCTGGCACGCCCCGAGCGGCAAAGGCGCGGGGGATGGCCGGTACGTGAAGGCCGTGGGCGGCTGCACGCTCGAGGATCGTCCGTGGGACGGAGGCCGCAACGGCAAGCCGCCGTTCGCGATCTTCCAGTGGTCCGAGCCACTTGCCGGCTTCTACGGCCAGGGCATCGCCGAGCAGGGCCGCCCCATCCAGGCGGAAATCAACGCCATCGTACGCCAGATCCAGAACGGCCACCACCTCATCACGGGGCAGTGGCTCGTCGAGGCGAACTCCAAGGTTATCGCCTCGCACATCAACAACGACCTCTCGCGCATCCTCCGGTACTTCGGGACGAAGCCGGAGTACAGCGCGCCCGTCATCATCAGCCCCGAGGTCTACGCGCACCTTTGGCAGCTGGTCGCCAAGTACTACGAGCTCGCGGGCATCAATCAGCAGACGGCGCAGGCGCAGAAGCCTGCCGGGCTCGACTCGGGCGAGGCCCAGCGCGTGTACGCGGACCAGCAGACCGAGACGCTGCTCGACAAGGGCCAGCGGTTCGAGGCGTTCGTTCGCGAATGCGGTCAGCTCGTCACCGATGCGGCGAAGGACCGGGCCGACAAGGGCGCGTACGAGGTGCGGGCCGCGGCAGACGGCGCGTTCGAGACCATCGACTGGCGCGAGCTGGACGACCCCGACGGCTACGAGCTGCGCGTGGCGCCGACGTCGAGCCTGCCGGGTACGCCGGCCGCGAAGATTGAGCTCGGCTACGACCTGATGAAGCTCGGCGACTTCGACACGGGCGATGTCATGGAGACCATCGGCCTGCCGGACATCACCCAGAAGATGCGGCTGAAGATGGCCAGCCGGAAGCTCGTCGAGAAGAAGGTCGGCGAGATGCTGCGCCTCGGGCGCGCGTGGGCGCCGACGCCGTTCATCAACCTGGACGAGGCCATCGCCATCGGCCGCGACATGCTGAACCTCGCCGAGAGCAAGGAAGTCCCGGACGACAAGCTCGAGGTGGTGCGGCAGTTCCTCCAGGCGTGCGCGCAGATGAAGCCGCCGCCCGCGCCGCCGCCCCAGCCCATGGCCCCGGGCGCCGCCGGCATGATGGCCCCCGGAGCTCCAGCCCCCGCGCCGGGTGCGCCTGCCGCGCCCGCGCCGCCGCCCGTACCGCAAGCCGCCTGAGGAAGCATGCCCGAAGCCGCCCCCCCTGCCCCTGTCGCACCCGCCGCAGCCCCCGCGACTCCGAAGCCGCCGCCCGGTGGCGCTCCTCCAACCCCTGCGCAAGGGGCCCCCAGCGCCAAGCCCCCGGGCGGCGACTCCGCAGCCGCGTCCGACCCCAACGCTCCCGCCTCGCCTGGACCCGTCAAGGCCAAGGACCACGCCGCCCTCGCCCGCGAGGCGTTCGAGCTCCGCCAGCGCCAGAAGGCCATCCGCGCGAAAGAGCAGGAGTGGACCAAGGAGCGCGAGACGCTCGCGGCGCAGGCCAAGGAAGCCGAGACGCTCAGGAACGAGCTCGCGGCGGCCAAGGCGGACCGCGAGGCGTTCCTCAAGGACCCCATCGCCTGGGCGCAGAAGCACGGCGGCGCGAAGGCGGAGCAGGCGATCCAAGCGTGGCTAAACTCCACGACCCCGGAGAAGGCGCTGGCGGAGCTCCGCGAGGCGGACGCCAAGCGCGCGAGCGAGGTCGAGGAGCTCAAGGCCGAGCTGAAGCGCCGCGACGAGGCTGCCGCGAAGGAGCGCGAGGAGACGCAGAGGCAGCAGGCCGCCGCCGCAGAGCAGGCGCTGGTGCGGGGTTTCGTATCCGCCGTCACGAGCGACGCGAAAAAGTACCCACATCTGAACGCCCTGTTCGAGCCCGAGCAGATCGCCGCGAAAGCCCGCGAATTCTCAGAGATGGCGAAGCGTGAGGAGTGGATCGACGAGGCCGGCAACCGGCGCGTCGGCAAGGCGTACTCCTTCGCCGAGGTGGCGAATGCGTTCGAGCAGTACGCGAAACGCGTGTACGACAAGCAAGAGGAGCGTCGCAAGTCGCTCCTGACGCCCTCGGAAGAGGGGGCAGAGCCGGGGACGGCCCTCGGGGTACAAACGAAGCCAGCTCCGGGAAACGGCCGCCGAGAAGGCACCAACGGGCCGGGAACGAGCACGACCCCGAAGCCGGAGAAGAAGCCGCGCATCCTGACTCGCCGAGAGCAGGAGCGGGAAGACCTGGCGAAACTGAGAGCGGCCATGGCGAAGGACGCCGAGACCGCGAAGGCCACCGCCAGGCACTGACTGACGCCTCTCCGACCTCGCGGGCCGTGCAGAGCCAACGCTCTCACGGAGACTCCCCATGCCCGCAGGCGACGCGACGATTGCCGCGCTGACGAACATCCTCAAGACGCGGTACGACCAGAAGGTTTTCCACCAGCTCTTCTACAAGAAGGCCCCCTTCGCGGGACAGGTGGAGAAGGACACGGAGTTCGGCGGCAACAACAGCCGCATCTCGCTCCGCTACGGCGCCCCGCAGGGCGGCAGCTTCACCTTCGCGAACGCGCAGGCGAACGCCACCAGCTCGAGCGACGTTGCGTTCCTGCTGACCCGTGCGCGCGACTACCAGGTCTCGGGCATCAGCGGCGAGGCCATCCGCGCCGGCAAGGGCGACGAGGACACGATCTACAACTCGCTCCGCGGCGAGATGGAAGGGTCGATGCGGAACCTGAACCGCTCGATCCAAATCTCACTCTGGCGCAACGGCGGCGGCCAGCGCGGCCAGGGCAACAGCTCGTACACCATCACCGGCGCCACCGCGACGCTCGCCCAGGCGGCGGACATCGTGGGCTTCGAGGTCGGCATGAAGTGCGACTTCAGCGCCGACGATGGGTACAACAACGGCGGCGCGCTCGCGGGCATCCGCTCCGGCGGGCCCCTGACGGTGCTCGCGGTCGACCGCACGGCCGGCACCATCACGTTCACCCAGAACATCAGCCCGACCCTCTCGGGCGTCACCAACGCGGACTACATCTTCCGCAACGGCGACTACTCCTTCGGGATGGCCGGCGTCGCGCGCTGGCTGCCCTCGACGGCCCCCACCACGGGCGACAACCACTTCGGCGTCGACCGCTCCGTGGACACCGTGCGCCTCGCCGGCATCCGGTACACGGGCAACGGCGGGAACAAGGAAGAGACCCTCATCGACGCCGCCGAGCTGGCGGGCCGCGAGGGCGCCGAGGAACTCAGCGCGTTCATCAACAACCTCGACCGCGCGGACATCGTCAAGAGCCTCGGCTCCAAGGCGGTCTACGAGCCGACGAGCTCCACCGACGGGGACATCGGCTACCGCGCACTGAACGTCGAGGGGCCGGACGGGACCATCAAGGTCTACTCCGACGTCAACGTGCCGCGCGGGAAGTTCTACCTGCTCGACATGTCGACCTGGGTCCTCAAGTCGGCCGGCAAGTTCCCCGGCCTGCTCGACGACGACGGCCTCCAGATGATCCGCGAGAGCAACGCGGACGGCTACCAGTGGCGCATGGGCGGGTATCCGCAGCTCGGCTGCGAGGCGCCCGGCCTGAACCTCGCCGGGACGTGGTGAGACCATGAGCAACCGGAACCACGACAAGCTCCACGGGCTCATCGGGCCCGGCAAGATCATCGTGGACGGCAGCTTCGTCCCGCTGACCGGAGCCGGGACGGTCGACGCCACGAAGGTGACGGGGCTCGGGTTCGGGTACGCGCCCGTCAAGGGCGTCATGGCGCTCATCACGCCGCCCCAGAACAACCCGATCCCCCTCAGCACGCCCGGCATCGTCCGCACCGGCACGGGGCTCTACACCATCACCTTCGAGGACCCGTACCTCGAGGTGGTGAGCTTCCGGTGCGACCTCGCGGTGGCTGCCGCAGGCTCGGCCCTGCGCGCGGTGCCCGTCGAGCCCATCACCGGCACGTCGACCGCGAACACCGCGCCGACCATCACCATCGTCATCCTGAACGGGGCGACCCCGACGGATGCCGCGGCGAGCCAGCGCGTGCACTTCCACGCGGTCTTCCGCGACTCTACCACCCGGTACCAGAAGCCCTGAGGCCGACCATGGCGGACGCGAAGAAGAAGGGCGCACTGGCCATCATGTTCGGCGCGGGGGAACCCGACGGCGACGAGGCCAGCGCGCCCGGCGACGGAGACGGAGACACCGGCCTCGACCAGGCGTGCGACGAGATGATGGCCGCGATTAAGTCGGGCGACAAGGCCGGCTTCTGCGAGGCCTTCAAGGCGGCGCTCGACCTGCACAAGGCTGGCGGCGGCGGCGAAGAGCCGGACGGCGACGAGGCGGCCTGACCGATGGCCCGCACGGTGACGCTCCAGACCCTGACGGCGCGCGTGAAGCAGCGCGCGAACGTCGAGGTTGCGTCCAATGCGGCCATCTTCTCCTCGTCGGAGATCACCGACAACATCAACGAGGGCATCGCGGAGATGCACCGGGCCGTCATCAGCGTGCCCGGGCAGCCGTACTACTTCGAGTCCGTGTCGTTCGCGACGTCACCGAGCGTCGACACGTACGCCATCGGGCCATCGCAGGCGGTGAACGTGTCCGACTTCCTCGAGGCCAAGGGCTTCGACGTGCAGTTCGGCCAGAACATCATCAACACGGCCAAGCCGTTCATGTGGACGGAGCGCAACCGCTTCAAGCTCCTGTACAGCGGCTGGATTTACACGCAGCCGGTGTTCTACCGGATGCTCGGCAAGGGCAGCGCGCAGGCTTCGGCGGCGCTGGACTCGGTGAAGTTCATCCCGGTGCCGTCGGGCGCCTTCAGCGTGACCATGTGGTACACGCCGACGCCCACGGTCCTCACGAACCCGTCGGACACGTTCGACGGCATCAACGGATACGAGGAGATCGTCGTGCTTTCGGCGGCGATCAAGCTCCTCCTGAAGCAGGAGCAGTTCGAGCACGCGCAGGCGCTCATGAGCGAGCGCGCGCGGCAGGAATCGCAGCTCCTTTCGAGCCTGACGCACGACGCGGAAGCGCCGGAGCGCGTGCAGGACGTGACCCTCAACGACGACGGGTGGATCGGCCGCCCCATCTACTGACCCAAGGACCCCATGAGCCTCTCTTCCACCGCAGCTCTCGTTTCGATCCAGGACGGCGCCGGAGCCGTCGCCACCCAGGCCAACGGCGCGGTTGCGCTCGTGACGCCCGGCGCGCTCGTCACCTTCTCGCTCCAGTCGACGTCCGGCGTGGCGCTCTGGGAGATCGCCTTCAACTGCCCGAACTACCCGAGCCTGCACCAGCAGGTGTTCCGGTGGGTTCCCGGGCAGGCCAACCAGCTGCAGGTGCAGCTCCCGGTCGACTCGCTCCTCGCGAACTACACGAGCACGGTCAGCGACGGCCAGGCTTCGGTGCAGTTCGCGTCGGGGCAGATCAGCACCAAGGGCTCCAACTCCGTCCCGGTGCAGCACGTGGCGCGCGTCGCCACCGCCGCGGCGCTCTCCGCGTACACCAACGTCAACGGCGTCCTGACCGCCAACGCGAACGGCGCGCTCGGCACCATCGACGGCGTCACCATGGCGGTCGGCGACCTCGTGCTGCTGACGCTCGGCGCGGCCGGCGCGGACAACGGCCTGTACCAGGTGACGAGCCTGGGCGGCGCCTCGGCGAAGTTCGTGTTCACCCGCGCGCCCGACTGGGCGAACGGCTCCTCGCTCCTGGCCGGGACCGTCATCGAGGTGACCGAGGGCAGCACGCTCTCCGGCACCTGGAAGGTCACCACGACCGGCACGAGCACCGTCGGCACCACGAGCATCGCGCTCTTCCCGCGCGTGTCCACGGTGACCACATCGGCCGCGGTCGCGGGCGTAACCCCGTCGATCGCCACGGCCTGGGTGCTGAGCACCAGCGTCCCGGTCATTCCCGTCGTGGGAACGAGCGGCGGCACGCAGGGCATCTGGAAGATCACCACGCAGACCGCCGGCGCGGGCGGGTCGAGCGCCCTCGTCGCGACGAGCTCCAGCGGCACCGACACCAGCACGGTGAAGCTCACGGTCATCAACTTCTGAGGTGAGCCATGTCGACGGTCCGCGTCGCCACCAGCACGGTCACGCAGCCTGTCGGCTCGCAGGCCAAGCCGTCCGTGCTCACGCGGGCGGCGCTGGCCATTCGGCAGCTCCAGTTCACCGGCGACGACCTGAAGGAGTCGAGCCGACTGTACCGCGTGCTGAACGATCTGCACTCGGCCGTCTCGAGCGCGCTCCAGTCGCTCGCCAGCAACCCGACGCTGAGCGGCGTGCTCCTCTCCGGAGAGGTCTTCACAGGCGGCCAGACGCGCACGCTCACCCACGGCCTCGGGCGCGCCTTCCGTGGCTGGTACGTCGTCCGCGCGCAGGGAGGCGTAGCCGCCTTCGTCGAGGCCGGGCTCCCCGCCGGCATGACGCCAACCCAGGGCCTCTCCCTCACGAGCACCAACGCAGGCACATTCGACCTCTTCGTCTTCTGATGCCCATCGAGCGCAAAACCGTCTCCGTCCCGCTGACCGCCGGCCTCAATCAAAAGGCGGACCTGCGCACGCTCGCCATCAACGGCGCAGCGACGATGACGAATTGCGTGATGCAGAAGACGGGCGCGGTCCGAAAGCGCTTCGGGCACACGGCGCTCTCGAAGAGTACGACCCTCGCCGGCACCATCGCAGCGGCCGTTGCCGGCGGCAGCTACCGAGGCATTCCGTGGATGAGCGACGGGGAGACGCTCTACGAATGGAGTGACCTGGCCGCAGCGTGGACCCCCATCGACACCGTGCCGGACGCCGTGGCGCTCGATCGCGTCGGCATCACGTCGATGCCAGTCAACCCGCTCGACTACGACCAGGCGTACGGCCAGGGGTACCTCGTCGTCGTCTGGACGGCGGACCCCGCCGGGCTTGGCTTCACGGTCCCGTTCTACAAGGTCCTCGACCCGGCCACGCAGGCCGTCCTCCTGCCGGACACGCCCGTCGATCCGGCCATCGCATCGCAGGTGAACGCGCCGAAGCTGACGGTATGCGGGCAGACGCTCCTGCTGACGTACGTGCGGGCGGGCAACATCTGCGGACGGGTTGCGACCCTCGCTGCGGCGTACGCATCGGGGTGGAGCGGCGAGGTGGTGCTTGCGAACGATGGCGTCGGCAACGTCACCAGCGGCGTCTACGACGTCGCACCGGTGGCGAATGATGCCTCTCGATTCTGCATCGCGTACGAGGTCTCGCACGCCGGCAAGTCGGTCGCGATCAGCACCTTCAACACCGGCACGCTGACGCTTGCGCACACGGAGTACGACGACACCGCGTTCTCCTCGCTGACCGCCATCGCGGTTGTGGCCACGAACACGGAGCTCATGTGGGCCACGTACTTCGGTGTCAGCGGCGGCATCAGCTCGATCCGAGCATGGGCCTGGCAGGACGGCACCCCTGCAAGCCACGTGGCCCCGTTCACCGTCACCGGCTCCGGCACCAGCACGCCCGGGCGAGTCGTCGCCATCCGCAACGACGCGCAGCACATCACGGTCTACTGGTCGCAGTTCCTGAACACCGCAGCCGACGACGGAACGAACCTCGTCGCGGCCGTAACCCGGGCGGTCACGCTCATCAGCACCAGCACCTTCGCCCGCATCCGACCCACCGGCCCGTGCGTCATCGCGAGCAAGCCCGTGCTGGCGCCGAACGGCGGCTGCTACCTGGCGCTCGCGCTGCCGAGCGTCGCGCAAGGCACCTTCTTCCTGGCGCGCGACTACGGCTTCGGGGACCTTGGCTTCGCCCAGCACCCCATGACGCCAGTCGCCACGCTCGACCCGCGGCTCTCGAAGTACACGGCGCTGCTCATCCCAACGGGCAATCAGGCGCAGACTGCGCCGCATGCGGTGATCCTAACGACCGTGGGCGCGGGCGTCGTGGGCGTGATGGCGTTCGAAAACACGTCTCCCACACACGTAGCCTTCTACGAGCACGCCGTCGATACGGCCTCGCCGCTCCGGTACTTCGGCGGGGAGCTCTACGAACTCGAGGCGCTGTCCGCGGGCACTCCGCTCGCCTTCGATGGGCAGAACATCGTCGAGAACGGGTTCTTCGCATACCCGCAACTGCCGGCGCCCTCCTTCTCGGGAGTCGGCGGCAGCATGCAGACGTCGGGGCTCTACCAGTACATCGCGACGTACGAGTGGTACGACGCGCGCGGGCAGATTCACCGCTCCGCGACAAGCCCCGCGGTGCAGGTCACTGCAACCGGCGCCGGCAACACGGGTTCCTGCACGGTCACGGTGCCCGGGGTGATGACGCGGCTCGCGCCGTCGACGTCGACGAGTCCGGCGGCAACGTTTCCCTCGGTCATCCTCTACCGCACGCAGGCGAACGGCGCCGTGTTCTACCGCGTCACGGCCGATCCGGCGCCGCTCGCAAATGACGCGGCCAGTGCGTTTGTGACCATCACGGATACGGCGAGCGACGCCAGTATCGCGACCAATCCGCTCCTCTACACGACGGGCGGCGTCCTCGACAACTTCTGCCCCCCGTCGGGCCGCATCCTCATCACGCACCGCAATCGATGGTGGGTGGCCGGCTGCCCGGACCCTACGGCGCTCTGGCCCTCGAAGGAGATCACCCCGGCCGAGCTGCCAGGCTTCAACGAAGCCATGAACTTCACGTGCACGGGCGCCATCCGGGCGCTCGCGAGCATGGACGACAAGCTCGTCGTGGGTGTGCAGCGCGGGAGCCTCTACGGCATCGAGGTCATCACCGGCGAAGGCCCCACGGACGCCGGCACGCAGAGCGACTGGACGCCCCCGCAGTCTGTCCCGAGCGACGCGGGCCCGGTCGACCAGCGCGGCATCTGCTCGGGGCCGTTCGGCACCCTATTCCGCTCCCTGAGCGGCGGACCGACTGGCGCCGGCGGCATCTTCCTGCTCTCGCGTGACTTGCAGGTCTCGTATCTGTCCGGGCCTGTCGAGGACGCGCTGGCCGCGAACCCGGTGGTGACCAGTATGGTGGTCCACCCGACGGCCGGTCGCGTCTACATCACATGCGTGCCTTCCGACCCTGGCTTCGCGAGCGGCGTCCGGCTCGTGTGGGACTACCAGCAGGGCGGCGTCTGGTCGCTCGACACGCTGTACGACGTCGACACGGCCACCGTGCCCGGCGCACGGTGCGCGTGGGTGGCGCAGGCGGCCGGGCGCAGCGTGGTCCACTGGGCGACCACGGCGGGACGCGTGTACCGCGAGACGAACGGCCTCGGGGCGAACGCCTACACGGACGCGGGGCATTGGATCTCCATGACGTACGCCTCCGCCTGGCTCAAGCCGACGGAGGGCGGATTCGCGCGCTTCTGGCGGGTGCTCTGCGAGGGAGACTCGCTCGATCCGGCATCGCTCACCGTGACCCTCACCTTCGATGGCGCGCCGTCGAGCTACTACAGCGAGTCGAGCGCCTGGGCCTATGCGGGCGCCATCTCGGCGTTCGATCGATTCCCGCAAGTCGACGTGCAGATGACGCCCGGCAATCAGAAGGCGAAGAGCATCCAAGTCACGATGAGCGACGCGCCGCCGTCGCCGCCGAGCTTCACCACCGGACAGGGCTTCAGCTTCGGAGCGATCGTCCTCGACCTGGGCGTCAAGGACGGCACGTACCGCAACGTTCCACCCGCGCAGAGGGCCTGATGCCGAACAGCGAATACCTGGGCCCCAGCAACGGAAGCACGGCCGGCAACGGGCCCCTTCAGCTCATCGGAAACAACGGAGTCCAGCCGAATCTCGGCGAACCGACGCCTTCCCAGAGCTGGATGGGCGACATGGGCGACTCGTTCTTCGGGACGGCCGCCTACACGCCCGCCGCCCAGTTCGGCGGGAACACGCAGACGAACGCGTACGCGCAGGGGCTCGCCAATCAGGGCCTCGGCATGGCGGGGAAGGACCAGATCCTTGGTGCGAACGCGGCCGGATCGCTCAACAACGTCGGCAATCAGTACGGGGTGGCGTCGCAGGGCGCATTTGGCAACGCGAGTCAGGCTCTGGCCGCACAGAACAACGCGCTCGCGATGTACCAGCAGGCCGCGCAGGGCAACGGCCCCAGCGCCGCGCAGGCGCAGCTGCAGTCGGGGCTCGACCAGTCGATCCAGGCGCAGCAGGCGCAGGCGGCGAGCGCGCGCGGCGGCTTCGGCCTCGCCAACGCCCAGCACCAGGCGGCCCAGAACCAGGCGCAGCTCGCGGGGCAAGCCGCGAACAACGCAGCGCAGCTCCGGGCGCAGGAGCAGCAGGCGGCCATGGCCGGCTACGGGAACCTGGGCAGCACCATCCAGAGCCAGCAGGCCGGCAACGCGCTCGCGCAGCAGGGCAACCAGCTCCAGGCGTACGGCATGGGGGCGGGCCAGCAGCTCGCCTACAACCAGCTTGGCCAGGGCAACCAGCTCCAGTACCAGAACCTCGCGAACCAGGCCCTCCAGGCGCAGACGAGCGCGGACGTGTCGCACGAGTCCACGATGGACCAGGCGGCGGCGGGCAACGCCCAGCGAAGCCAGACGGCCACCGGCGGCATCACGAGCATGGTCGGGAGCCTCATCGGCTCCATCGGCGCCATGTCCGACGCGACCAGCAAGTCGGAAATCACCCCCGACTCGCCGGCCACCGGGCAGGGGCCCTTCGCCGCCTTCGCCAACGGCGTCATGAGCGGCGCGACGCACGGGATGATGGGCAGCACCCAGGGCATCTCCGGCCAGTCGAGCGGTGGAGGGGGCATGCTCTCGGGCCTCCTCGGCGGCCACGGCGGGGGAATGGGCGGCATGGGCGGCGGCGGAGCGACCCTCGCGGACGGCCACGGCTTCGGTGCTGGCGCCATGGACGCGGTGTCCGACGAGCGCGCGAAGACGGGCATCGCCCCGCAGTCGACGGCGACCGACCGCGTCATGTCGACCCTGGAGCCGTACACCTACAAGTACAAGAGCCCCGCCGACGAGCCGCGCACACAGCCCGACGGGGGCAAGTACCTCGGCGTCATCGCCCAGAACCTCGAGAAGACTCCCGAGGGCGCGCAGGCGGTCGAACAGGACCCGGCGACCGGCAAGCGGATGATCAACCCCAAGGCCGGCATGTCACTCGCGCTCGCGGGCCTCGGCCGGCTGCACGAGAGGGTCTCGGCCCTGGAGGCGATGTTCGGCCGATGAACACCCTGTCGCCCGCCGTCCTCGCAGCGCTCGCCCAGCGGGGCATCATCCCGCCGCAGCAGAACCCCCTGGACGCTGCCGCGGACCTGCCGCCCGACGTGGGCGACACCGGCAGCGCGCAGGCGCTCGCGTCGACCCAGGCGCCCCCGCCCCAGGCGCCGCCAGCGGCCCCAGCGCCCGCGCAGGCCGCGCCCCAGCCTCCCGCGTTCGATTCTTCGGCGATCGATCAGCTCATGCGCGACGGCAAAATCACGTACGCGCAGTACGAGCAGATGGGCGGGAAGCTGCCGCCCACGACCGGAAGCGGCTCGATCTTCAGCGGAGGCCCGTCCGCCAAACCCGCTCAGGCGGCAACCCCGACCCCTCAGCCGGCGACACCAGCGAAGGCCGAAGGCGTGTTCGCAGACCAGGGCGGGGCCGGCGCCCAGCGCCCCCCGGTGTCGATGGCCTTCCCCATGGGCGGGGTCGCGCCGGCCCACGCGGTTTCGATGGTGAGCCCCGAGAGCCGAGAGGGCATCGAGCGGGCCAACCTCGACAAGCTGGCCGCGGCGGACCAGGCGCAGGGCGCCGAGGTGGCGGCCAGTGACGCGAACGCGCAGGCCATGCAAGGCGTCGCCGACGCGCTGGGCAAGCAGCGCGGCGAGATGGAGGCGCGCGAGCGGAAGCGCCAGGAAGCCTACGAGAAGCAGGCGGCCGACTACCGCCGGGCCCAGCGCGAGGCCGCGGAAGGGCGCGTCCGCCCCGAGAACGTGAACCTCGCGGGCGCCATCGGCATCGGCCTCGGGGCCCTCGGCGGCGCCCTGTCGCACTCGCCGAACTACGCGCTCGAGGTGGTCAACAAGCACATCGACGACAACATCGCCGCCCAGCGCGCCAACCTCGAGAACAAGAACCGCGCCGCCGAGGGGATGCGTCAGGGCCTGGCCGAGATGCGCTCA